CGAACGCTTCAACTGGAATAATTACATCGTCGCCAAAAACGCCGATATAATCGTCTTTTAACTGTAAGTATTCACATACAGCTAAAGCGACACCAGTGAAGATGAGGCTTTGGAGCGGGAAGGTATAGCCATTCCCCATACTGGAGAATTTCTCATACCTTACGAGCTTTTGTACCTCATTTAGCTCGACCCTGCCGAATAGCGATCTACATGAATCGAGAACGCTAAACCAGTTAGGCGGGAGAAGTTCTCGTACGACCTCCGTACTAATAGTATCGGAAGCCGAGGAGAAATCGACCGTCGCTAGTTTACCGGACATACTTGCATAAAAAGCGAGTAGACCGTTGCGTTCTTGAGTGCGCAGATCGATACCCGCGTTTCTAAGAAGCCTTCGGCTGATCATTCTGCCTAAGCCAAGTTGGAACCAAATGTTCAAACCTGGTTCGGCAGCAATGACTCTGTCAGTCTTAGCATTCTTAGGAACGGTTAGTACTCTATTTCCCACCTCGAAGGTGAAGGGCGACTCAGGGTTTCTAGCCCTGAGTTGTTTATCCCAGAGAGGATAAGCGAGCCCAAATAAAGGACCAACTAGAGCGTACAGATCTTTCGTTATCCCAGATTCACTCTGGAACTTGTTCCAAGGACTAGTATCTCTACCTTTTATCAAGGTAGAGGCACCGGGTCCCCACGAACACGAATCAAACCATTCTATCGGGCAAAAAGGTGATCCGCGTAACGCGGAACCATCCAAGATTTGTTCTATTTTCCGCTTGGTTGCGTTAAGCAACCAAACGAAGGATCCGCTGAAAGACGGATCCTTAGACAAGTCTTGGAATCGCCTATTTACCTGCGCACAAGACCGTTCGCACTCGAAGAACTTATCGAGGGCTACCTGTCGACGATCTACACTCAGATTCAAAAAATCTGATTTCGAAAGTAGACAGGTCGGTAAGTACGCATCCCTAGCGTCTGCCGGTTTAAGGTAGTCGCTAGGTCGAAACTCAAGATCAACTAACTGCTGGTGTTCTCCATTTGAATAGAGAAGCCAAACAGTTAACGATCGAGGAGAGTCGATACCTGATAGAATGCGTTCGATCGCCTCATCTGTCACAGACGGGACAACATTGTACCTCGAAGCGGTTTTCAAAATCCGCTTACGCAAAGGCTCAGCCATTTGCACTCCTGTACGGAAAGGTTAGCTAAGGTAGAACATCTACCTTAGTTAGACGATCAGTCGAGCCAGATTACTCTGGCGCCTCGGAAATGATGGTCGTCATAAGACGAGTCATCCTTCCCTTGGTTTTTGTTCCGAGTTGGATGAGAAACGCGTTCATGTCCTCAAACGTATCAAATTCGTAAGAGGCCACAAAATCGCCATCCGACGTGATTTGCAGCTCGAGCTTGGCCGCTAAAGCGGTTGGACTCGGTTTGCTTACCATATCGGCTCATTCTTCTCGACAACAGTCACGACTGCTCCAGCTGCAAGAAGATTCGCCGTCATTGTACGGAGATTCTTCCCACGCTGGTCGGAGCTACGGGGATGACGCTTGAACGACGTAATCATTTCATCGATATAGTCGACAAGAGTCAAACCAGTACCCGAGTCCGTAAAGGTGGCGGGGTACTTGATCTTGAGTTCACAAACGTTAGGTGAGACGGTCCTGCCCGGTGTTTGCACATCCGAAGCAGAAGCCGAACTTTTCCTAACGCCGATGGTCAAGATCTCAGATGCGGCCGGAACCGAAGTGTTGCGGTTAGAGTACCGCGCAACTTGGTCGGTCACATCTCCGTCTGGTACAAAGACGTGTGCTACGGGTGTACCTTCTCCGTCATTAACGGAGATATTCGCTCGAGCTGGCATACGAACCTCAAGTTCTTAGTCGTTGACGAAGTAGAGCAACGGCAGAGGTGAGGCGATTCTCGGTAATGCGAGGACTAAAGACCGGAAGGAAAGGGCGAGGAAAGTCAAAAATCGGCTCTCGTACGCACTTAACCCGAAGGGCAGAAGCCTTTGCATCAATAAAAACCTCTCGACCTGAGCTGCTGTCCAGGTGACGTCCGAAACAGACATAACGGGTTGTACCTTTTTCGAAGGTTGTTAAACAACCTTTTTCGAAGGACAGACCGACGGTTGCGTCAAGTAAGTCAATAAACTGACCTACATTCCACAACCAGTCTATAACGAACGACCAAGGCAGTACCTCCCAAGCAACAGATAGGGGGTTGGTAATCCCATAGCTGCTCAGTGTGTTTAACACTGGTTGAGAGTTACCAAATACGACAACGTATTTGGCGGTGAATACCCCAAATCTACGAGCGTGGTTAGGTATCTGGTCCCAATTGGCACCCCAGACGTCACCTTCGACGTTCCAG